AGCACTATAAGTGCCTACACTATTAATACCAGCAACACTAGTGTTGACTGTAAATAATTTCTCTCCACTCAACTCAGAGTCAGGCATTACGATTCTTGCCGTGTACTCAGTTGTTGATGTTCCGTATGAAACAAGAACTCTCAGAGTATCATTGGTTCTAGCACCAATGCGATATCCCTGAAGGACAGTCTCTGGTTTTACATCAGCATTGGTCTGACCTTGTAAGAACAAATGACCAGTAGAACCAACACCAGTCAGTGCTTGTGTCTTATTAACGTCAATAGACTGGAATTCAATCGCAGTCTCTGTCAGAGGAACTTCTTTTGGTGGAATGATGTGAGTAATGTATCCAACATCATCCTGAGCAAATGCATCACTTCTAAATCCTTTCGCAACCAGTGCTCTTGAACCAAAGTTGGAGTTAGAGTTGGTGATAGCAATGTCAGCACCACTCTCAGCAAGGAACTGCTCGGCATATCCAATCGCAAAGATCGAAACTGCCTGAATGACTGCCTTATTGCTTACCTTAATATGGAAGTTTTCATACGTGGGTTTGTAGACTGCTCTTGAGTCCGTGCTGATTGCCTCGTTACCAGCAACACTGCTATCATCCCATGCTCCAGTGGTGCTGTTATACTTAACAAAAGCATTGTCATCTTTCTGAAGACCAATACCAGTGTATTGTGCCACAACCATGGACTTAAATCCATCTGCTTTTGATCCGTCAGCGTGCATACCACACATGCCATAGACAGAGCGCAGAGAGCAGTTGAAGATGTAAGGTGATGCTGATGTGACTGTATCTGAGACCAGAGCAAGAGTTGCTCCAGTTGCGGATGGAAGTGCTGAGGTAGGAGCAGACTGAACTTTGTAGATAATCTGCGTGCTACTCAGTTTTTCATTAACAACATGTTGTCCGTTGTATCCAGCAGCAGTAATACCAGAAATACGGAATGGAGTGTCAACATCCAGTCCAGGAACAGCAGTTGTGGTTGTGACGGTGATACTTGTAGTAGAGGTAGTTCCGTCTCCTGCCTTGATGCTGGAAATACCGATGGATTCGCCTGTTGAACCAACAATTCTGAATTCGTCGATTTTTGGTTCGATGTCCAAAGAGGTAGATGGATAATCTGGTTCAATAGCACGACCAGAAGATGATCCATAGACCAAACTGACTTTTTCATAATACATCTGCAGGTCAGTTCTATCTGCAGTAAAGGTTTGGAAGGCATCATTGATGCTGACATTATTTGTGCCATCAGCATACTCAAATACCGTCAGTTTATGATGTGAAAAGTTGGGAACGGACGTGTTTGATGTATAATCAGTATATACGATACCATTTGGATCAGCATCAAAGATACTAAACTGACCAAAGTAGCAACCACCAGTTACACGGAAGATTGTGGATCTCTCAATATTGCCGTTTGTAGGACTTGGGATGTATTTGGGGCGAATCTTGGTTTTACGGACATCGACACCAACCAGTGAGGTGCCTCTAGGGATGATTACGCCACCATTTACACTATTAAGCTTAAAGAGGTTATTATCTGCGGACGCAAGGTCAAGATTAGTGCTTAGGTCAAAAGCAGGAAGGTTGTCTGAGGTAGTTCCGTTTCGTAGTCTATAATTATTCGTTCCATCTGGGATAAAACCAGGACGATTATCAATTACGTGCTCACCAGGATAAACCTGGATCGTAGTTTGAGCAAATCTATCATTATTCAGACCGCTCTGATATGAAAACCTAGCTGCTTCCAGTAATGCACGCTGAATCGTCTTAAAGGGACGGGTCAGTGAATTACCCTGGTTTTCAATACTATCAGTTGCGTCAATGTCGTTGGGATTTACATAAAGTATAGTTCCACGAGTTGATTTCAGAAAATTATCTAATCTGGAGAGACCCATCTTATTAATGCTTATAGTCCGTTAGATTATTTATCATAAGAAAAAAGGGCAACCCTATATAGGGTCACCCTTCTAGCACTTCCTTCACACACTAATATATTACTTCTCTTTCAGTTCATTGTCAAGTATATATTCAACCGTATTAGCAACGTCATTCATGGCATCACGAAGTTCTTTCTGACCACCAGTATGTTGTGTCATTACATTGATTTCTGTGAGTGACCATCGCCACTGATCCATTTTTTTATTGTGCCACAAATTAATAACCATCTTTTTTCAATCTACCGGTAAAAGTTCTGGATTTTCTAATTCTAACTCAAATAGCATCGGATGGCATTGTTCTGCTACCAAATAACCAGATAGTCTATAGAGATCTTCAACCTCCCATGTTTTGGTATTATTCGCTAATTCTATGAGTTCCGCATCATGACTAGCATAGTCGGGAAGATCATCAAAGGTAAAAGGAACATTTTGTATGAAATACATCAACACAATCTCTTTTCTATCTGTGCGTTTGTACCAACAATACTTTGTGTCTATTCGGTAGTTCATGGGGATTACCGCATACCCTAAGCATATTTATGGGATAGGAGCGGGGGGACTTGAACCCCCACGAGATTAATTCTCAACAGATTTTAAGTCTGGTGCGTCTACCGATTCCGCCACGCTCCCAAGGAATCACTCCAATTTCCAAGTAGGAGGGTGAAATGTGCAATATTCGTTAAAGGTGATTTTCATCTCCTTGTTGGTCAGACCTGCGTTCTTCGCTGCTTTTGGAATATTCCATTTCGCCACGAACAACATTTCCATAGATTGTCGGGTTTCGGGTCTCATACTCATAACACTCCAAGATTTCTTTATAAAGAGATTGGGGGTGGACTAACATAAAAAGTCTACAGGGCGATTTTTTGCCGGGATTTTTTTCCCGACTTTTTTGGAAATAAAAGTCGATTTTCCCTCAGACTGGAGACGCATACGCAAGTGTGTCTTCATCAAGCATAGCACGACACAGTTCCAGTACACCCATGAACTGATCTACGGTTTCGCAGTCAACGATCTTCTCTTCACCTTCACTGGAGTACAGGTAGAACTTACGCTTCACGGGGTCCACGACGCAGCGTGTGAGGTACTCGTCTTGCATGGGGGGTGTTTTGCTTACCTAGGTATCATAGGTCATTCGGCGGGTGGTGTCAAGCGTTTATACCAGAAGGATAGGACAAATCTTTCACCGTCCTCCACCTTGTTTACATGATGTAGATACTGTGAATTTGAAAAGATTATGAGTTTACCAGGTTCTGGTGCTACATCAAAATCCTCAAAGCATGTGTGGCCACCACTAAAATCATCATTGAGATAAAGCATGGCAGCAAACACATCAGGACCATGAACATCATTTCTATCAAAATGAGGTTTCATAAAAGTTCCAGGTGGCCAACGTACAACACCAACATAATCTAAAGCAATATCTGGATCAAATGATTTACACAAATCAGTGATACTATGAACCACTGTTTTGAATAATTCATCATCATCTATTTCAATCGTTGTTGGATCAACGTTTCCACCAAGATATATCGCACCGTAATTGCCATCTGGTTCTGGCACATCCATGCCTTTCGACAATGATTTATCTTTCTTCCCGTGACTTACCGTGGTTAAGAAAGTATCACCACCTCTATTTTCATCTCCATAGGGCATTTCCTCATCATTCTTTCTTGCCAGATTAATAAATGGTTCACAAAGAATAGGATCAAGAAACTTCTCCTCAATATAGATTAGTTTCTTCACTTCGTTCTGATATTCTGCTTCGTTGCGTATTCGGGATCTTTGTAGTTTCTTTCGTCTTCTGAAATTTTATGGTGGTTTGGATCTGGATAATCTTCACAACTTTCACCCTTGTACTCGGTGATCAGAGGATTGATGTCATTTCTCTCGGCATACACATGATAGAAACAATCAATCGGCATACCACCTCTAGACTGAAGATAGATCTTCTCATCATCCCATCGTTTGACGATTACATCCTGATGAGCACCAATTGGTTGTAACTGGACAGAAATGCTATCAATATAAACAAAGTCTTTCCAGTAACTAGGGAGAACAATCACCTTCTCATTTTTTACACGACCTCTGAGATAAACACCAACTTCCGGTCCTTCAACACAGGCATAGCGAAGACGATATCCTTCTCTTGATGGGTGTTTGATGTCAAATGGTTTTGGTCTGGCATCTGCCGATGAAAATCTGGATGCTAATCTTCCCTTGTTGTCACAATCAACTTTTCCGGTGACATAAACATCACCATCAACATACAAACTATCAACTGTCGATCCACCACTAAGTCTTAACGCATTTGGTGTCTGACTATTCCCATCAATTAAAGTATTTCCAACTTGATTTAAGGCATATGGTGTTCCATCATCTCCATTGAGAAACATGTTCCCATTGACCCATACGGAACGGTCTGCGTTATCACAATCCTCATCATCATTGTCAGTTCTATTGACAATCAAAGTGGCACGATTTTTTGCCTCTGCTCCTGGGTCACCAAAAACAACAGGACCCTCTGCGTGCATTGAACCATTAATTTTTTTATCACCTTCTTTAATTGGTGGACAGATGCCAGCAGATCCAACTCTGATTTGACCACCTGCTCTGATATCATCTTGTTCAAAACTCATTTTCTCATCTCCTAGACTTGATTATTTTCTTTTTGAGTTCTTTGATTATTATTCTTGGAGTCTTTCACAGAACATG